CTTCATGGACCGAACCCAAGCCACGGGAAGAGATCCCTAAACTTACGCCGCTCCCAACCAAACTCTTCAAGATGCCTCCTGCTGGGGTGTCTAAGACCTTCACCTTTCCCATAACATTTTTGCCGTCCCACCAAACTTTAGTAACCATGTGGGATGCATTCTTTAAATTAACCACAGAATCCTCGGGGTGGTCTAATTCTCCTAGAGCCCTTCTCTCTGTTACAATTTTCTGATAATTTTTCATCTCACGGGCTAAAACTCCGTGAGGGTAGATTCTACCATTGCCGTTTAGTTCGTCGGCTTTTTGCATAATTCCTGTGAGATACATCCCACCATTTGCAACTTCTGCTTTCTCAGATTCAGTCAAGAAATCCTGACAGACCCCGCCTTCACATAGTTCATAATATTCTCTTAAAACAACTTTATTAGACATTTACTTTTCCTCTTTCGTTAATCCACAAAACTTGAATAGGAGAACCATAAAGATCTGCCACTGCCCGTGAAACCTTATATGGAACCCATTTGGCTGAAAGGTGAAACTTTAAATCAGAACGACCCACTCTTTGAACCACAATGTCGTGCCCCAGCGTTTGGTGTGTTTCAGATGGATACCAAAATTCATAATAACCCTTTGTGCTTATTTTAACCTCAGTACCAGCAGACACTAATAATTCTTTTTTTTGTTCCATTTCCTTTAACCTTTGCTCGTTTAGCCTCGCACCTTGAGCATTAATAGTGCGAGGCGAAGTCAAGACCCTTTACAGCAGTGTCTAACTGGTTGAAGCATCCACTTCGTTACCCAAGTATTGTTAGTCATTTTCATGCCCTCCGTGTTCATCAAGCGGAGCAGGCGTGTCTGCCATATAATAAAGATCTTCCATCGACATTTGCCGCATCCCATTTTCTTTACAGTGAGGACAATCTTCAGACTCATCTGTGTGATTGTGTTCAAATTTCAGACCATTATCTCCAAAAACCGTAGCAAAAATATAAGACGCTGCTGATGAAATTCCTCCACATAAAAAGTAATTCAGCCAAGTACGCTCAAAATTAAATAGATCCGTGAAACCATTTAAGCCACACAAAATTGCGCCAACCCAAAAGCCCATGCACATTGGACAATGAGCCAACTCACCCAATCTTCCCTTTTTGGGTCGAAGACGCTCTAAAATAGATGAATATACTAAAATAGAAGTAATGCCTGCCGAAGCAAAAGCAAAAGATAAAAATTCAGTAAATGTAATCAAGGCTAACTCCTACCTGCGTTATCAGGCATTGCCATGTTACCTGTTGTTCCAACACCCCAATAAGACCCCTGTGGATCTACTGGTATTGAACCCTTCACGTCTGCATGAGGAACATCACCAAGAGTTGTCGAATCTTCTGGGCTTGTCGTTCTCTCAGTCTCGTCGTCTTCTATTTTTTGATTGTATGCGAAGTATGGCTTTTCTTCTTCTATAAACTTTCCTACACCGAAAACAATTGTTTCAATAGCATCTGCTCCATTAAACACCTCTGGCACATACGAAGCCTCAAGGGAACCGTAAACATTTCCAGATTTAATAGAAGTGAGATCTATCAAGCCTTTGCGAGAGAGATATTGAAAAAGTCTATTTTGGGAATCATAAACGTCATCAGTGTAATTCTCTTTGGTAACTGCCAGAACCTTATTTTTTTCTGGCATTACGATAATGTCAATATCAACATGATCTAGCACCATGATGTTCCCCTCTGAAGACTTTCGTGCCTTCAGCTTCAAGGAAGCTTGGGGTTCAGGCTCTTTTGCAACTTCTTCAGCCTTTGCTGCTGCTATAGCCTCGTCACCAACTGCTAGTGTGATCGTCATTATCCCTGAACCTCTCTAACCAACTCTTGGATCTTTAAAATCTTTTTAATTTCTTCTTGACCAATCTTCTTTTCTGAAAAAGATTCCAAGAGGTTTGCAACTTTTGTAATATTGTTTTTCATAACGCCATCGGACTGAATCACTTCCGATCTAATTGCTGTTGCAACATCGTCCTTCAGTCTTCCGATCTCTTCATTGAGGTAAACCCGTAATTCCAGTCCATTGTCAGAAAAGGAGGTGATATACTTCGTCAACAAATTTTTCTGTTCCTCATGTAAGGAATCCCCGTAAGCCTTATTGAACTTATCAACAAAGGTCTTATAAACCAGATTACTAATAGGTTTCATCGAAGTCTTATTATCTTCCCCCATCATACTACGAACCATGTTGTTCTCAAGTAGCACTCGCTCCTTAACAGAAATATTATCTGAAAAAATCTGAGTGATGGTGGCAAGGGTTTTGTAGTTTGGAACAAAGTTCCCATAAACTTCTTCACCCACGTCCTTGTTGATCTGATCAATCAATTCAGATTGTGCAGAAAAAACACCGTGTTGTGGAAAAAAACCATAGACCCGCTTTGTTTCTGTAAGAATCCTTTCAGCAGTCATACGATCCACCCCACGGGATTCCGCTAAAGATCGATATAAATCTAACTCTCGATACAATACTGTACCCTTCTTAAAATGCTTCCTTAATATTTCGGACACTCTATTTTTTGTATCTTCATCCCTGTTCAAAGAAGCCTTTGTCAACTCCTTGACCAAAGCCTCAAACAAAAAAGCGGTGTTCCTCTTTTTATTGTGTTTAAACTTTGATTTTTTCACTTGCTTTTGTTCTCCAGTTCTTTAATTAAATTGCCAATTTGAGCAGAAACCTCAAACAGTTTCCGTTCTTCCTGATCATAATTAGTAACGCTTTCGGATTCCTCTAAATTTAACCCAGTTAATCCCATGATTTCCAAGGCTCCTTTGTGAGTATTTCTCATCGTCGCACTGGCTGTTTCTGCCGACCACGAAGCCTTATTTCCACGCCTACGACCACCAGCAGTTCGCTGGTCGCCACCACGCTGTGACCTACCACCATGTGTCTTTGGGGTGTACTTCTTTCCTTTAGACTTTGGCGTTGTTGTTTTAATTTCCCCGCCCTCTCTTTTGGCTGGAGCCGCTAGTAGGGTTTCATCACCCTCGTCTCCCTCATCGCCGCCTTCGTCACCGCCTAGATCATCGCCACCTAAGTCGCCACCTAAGTCGCCACCCATGTCGCCACCCATGTCGCCGCCTTCTTCAGATTCTGCTGCCCCCTCAAGAGCCGAATCGAACCACGAATCATAAAACATCTCTCGTTGATTACGAAGATATTCTTCATCGGAAATACTGAAAATATTTTTTGCAATCCAGCGGCGGCTGAAAAACTTTTCAGTTGCACCACTTGCTGTGTCGAATTTAACTTTCCAATGTTCAAGTTCTTGTAGTTCTGCAATTTTAGATGGGTTGTTCAGCGACAACTTAAAAGAAATTAAATCTTCCTTCCTAAACCCAAGAGTATATAAATGAACAATACCAATCTTCTCCAACTCAGAGACAATTGCTCTTTGGAGCCTTTGAATTGTTCGTGCGAAACGAATATCTTTTTGGGCTAATGTCGTTTTGTCTTCCTCGGAACCCTCTGCTCTAGAAAGATAAGATGCTGGCACCTTCAAAGCAGAAAACAGTTTGTCTCTGAGGTATTTCACATCATCAATATCTCCAGTGTACTGACCACCTGGGAGTGATTCAATTCTGGTGTTGCCGTTGCCGCCTCGCACTGGTATGAAATAGTCTTCGTCAATGCTCATGGGGTTGTAGCGAAGATCCACTCTTCCCGTCCTTGGATCAACAACCTGATTTCTCTTCAATTGTGTTTTTGCTTTTTCAATAAATTGTTCAACGTCTTGCGGTGCAATATTCCCCACGTCAAAATAAAATACTCGACGCTCTGGAGATCTTACGATTCTATACGCCATCATTGCATCTTCAAGCAGTGTCAACTGCCTCCAAATTCTTCGGGCTGGTTCAAGAACCGAAGTTCCATAAGGTGCGTACTTGTCGTTTCCAAGAATCCTGAAGTGCCCTACCTGCCAATTCTCAAAAGTCATACCACCACTGTTCCACTGGTATTGAACGTAGTTGGGGTTTGTGGGATCTTCCCCCTCAATTCTTTCGATCTCTGTTGGCGGTAAGCCAATCGCACTTCGTACCCCGTGAGCCTCGTCAATGTCTAAATATAAAAAGAAGTCTCCATATTTGCACATAGTTCTTGCCCAGCCGAACAGGTTGTGCTCAAGGTTTAAAATATTTGAATAAAGAGAATCTAAAATATCTTTAATCTCTTGGTTGTGGCAATCAATGCTGAGAAGCGGTGTTAATTTTGTGGATGTTGTTATTTCATCTGCATAAATGTCCATACCAGATGCAATCTCTGGGGTGTATTCCATTTGGTCAAAATCTGAGTATCTTTGTGCCCTGTCTTGATTTAAAATTGCTGTATTCGACAGCCCCTCAAACGGGTTATAATGCGACTTTTTAAATTCTAAGCCTTGTGCCGACTTAAAAGATGAAGCGTGCTTGTCTAGTTC